GTGCTGCTCGTGGTGAGCGTCTTTTCCGTGCTATTGGTATGGGCTTTAAAGACTATGAACCAGACTTTATGTACCTAGTTACATCCCCTGAGATGATGGCTGAGATTCGTGCGGCTAATCTTGTTGATGAAACTATCGTAACCGATGGTAATCTTGAGTTCAACACCATCTTTGGTGGTAAATTCCGTCTTATTATGACTCGTGCAAACCAGCGTTTCTCTGGTGAAGCAACTGGTGATCTTAACGCACAATCAACTAAATGTTCTTTTGTTATTAAGCCTTCTTCAGTTGCTGCTGCTCCTGTTATGGTTCCAACTCCTGTTGAAGTTGACCGTGATGCTGCTGCATACACTGGCGGTGGTTCTACTAACATTTGGGACCGCTATGGCTTCATTATGCACCCACAGGGTTATGATTGGGGCGGTTCTACTTCTGCTTTCGCAACTAACGCTACTCTTGGCGCTGGTGCAAGCTGGACACGTAAGATGGATTACCTAAATCTAGGTATCCTTCCAATCTTCCACTCATAATTTTAGGAGGAGCTAATGGCACTAGTACTCAATACAAATAGTTACGTGACAGTAGAAAATGCTGATTCATACTTTGAAACTCGAATTGATAGTGCTAACTGGTTTAACGCTTCTAACGAAATCAAAGAACAGGCATTGGTTACGGCTACACAAATAGTAGATGATCATGCTTGGATTGGTTCTGCTGTTAGCTCCTCTCAAGCTCTAGCTTGGCCCCGAAAAGGGGTTGTATACTATGATAATAAACTTGGTCAATACGTTGATGTAGATAACTCTACTATTCCTGATCGAGTTAAAATTGGGGTATACGAACAAGCTTTACATTTGATTGACAACGAAGATTTGCTTACTAACAAAACACAGACATTTGAATCAATTTCTGTAGGAAGCATTAGTTTGTCTGATTCTAACAATGATGTAACTAGGGTTTCTATGAAGCCTTCTTTAACTGTAAAATCAATTAAGCCGCTACTTAAAGTTGGTTCTACAGGACAAGGTTCTCATTGGTGGAGGGCTAATTAATGTCTCTTACTAGAACTATTCAGTCTGCTGTAGATAAAGCATTTAACGCAGTTGGAGATTTGAAGAAAACAGGTCAACTATTTGGGCCAAAAGTAAGCAATTACGACCTTTCTACTGGCTCTATAGTAGAACGGGTAGAAAAGTCAGTAATTGTTGACGTTATCTTAGAAAACTCTTCTAAGTCAGACGACTCAACTACTGTTTACAAGGCTATCTTGAAATCAGGTCCAAATATGTCTGTTTATAAAACTTTAAAAATTGGCTCTGTTAATTACCGTATTACTTCTTATGAGGATAACGATTTTATTATAAATCTTAGTCTAGCGAGGGAAGAATAATGTTTTTTAACATGTTAAGAGATATTGAGTTAAGATTAACTTTATTCAGTACTACTGCAATGTACCCTTCAGATTATCAAGGGGATATTGCAAGTCAAGTAGAGTTTTGTAGATATACTGTTTTACCTTCTTCTGGTGAAGTTTACAATAATGATCGGGCTAAATTTACATCTGGTCTACTTATTATTGATATCTTTACTGAGGCGGGAAAAGGACAATCGCGTCCTCTTCAAATTGCAGATGCGTTAGATTTAATTCTTCAAAATCAAATACTAACTAATAAAACGGAGCTTGGAGTTTCGTACCTAAACTATGAGGGCTTAGACCCTGTTAACTCGTCTTTAACGAGATACAAATATACAATACCCTTCAAATTATATGGAGAATAAATAATGGCACATATTAATAGCCTTCAGGCAGGTATCTTTTCCTACCTAGACATTTACACTGGCTCAACAGACAGTTCTGGTTACACAGATGCTGCTGAGTTTGCTGCACTTTTTAGTACTGCTAATTCAGCAGATATCGATCGTATGCCTTCAGTACGGGAATTCCCTTCTGTTGGTACACCTGCAAATATTGTTAACGTTCCTGTTTATGGTCAGAAGACCTCTTCACAGGTTCAAGGTCAGGCAGATGCACCTTCACTAGAAATTACTGTAAACTACGTACCAGAAGATATGACAGATTTCCACGATCTTATCGGTACAGTTGCTGTATTCCGCTTTATCATGTGTGAAGCTTCTACTGATCTAGCGACTTCCCTTGGTGCAACTATTGCAACTAATAACACTGAGTTCTATTTCCGTGGTAAGATTGAGGCGATCCTTGTCAACCCACAGCTAACAGATGCAACTACTGCTACTGTTACACTTTCTGCTCAGTCCGACTTCTTTGGACCTGCAACTGTTGCAGCAGCCTAATAGTTGAC